GTAAATCCCTTATCGGCCTTTACTATCTTGCAACCGCTTACCATGCGGGTATGGACTGCCTCGTGGTTTCGTCAGAAGGCGCTTTCAACTTTAAGTTGGCACAGCGTCTCGGTGTGAACACAGACGAAATCGTGGTGTTTGAATCAAAGTTCATCCACCAAATCAATGAATTTATTACGAATGCCCAGAAAGGCTTGACCCGTAAGGAACGCCATAATGTATTCCTTCTGTTCGACTCTTGGGGCCCGATTATTTCGTTGCAGCGTGTTGAAGCCATTGAAAAGCAGACTGGTAAGGATGCACCGACCGCAGACATGGGTCAGACTGCAATCAAGAAGAACGAACTTGCCAAGCTGATTAACGCATCCGAGTTTACTTCTCTTATCATCAACCACGTTTACGACAGCCTTGAACAGTACAAGGACCCGAAGAACATTCCAGGTGGTTGCGAACTGTACTTTAACAGCGATGCCATCGTTCTGGTATGTACGAACGGAAGGGCGTACAGGACGAAGAAAACATCCACGCAAAAGGCATCCAAGATTGGTAAGATTGCTACCGCACAGATTAAGAAGGGTCGTGACGGTATGGAAGACCGCACTTGCGAATACCGTATTCTCACGAATGGTGGTATCGACCGCTGGTACGGATTGGTTGAAGATGCTCTCGCATCTGGCGTTGCTGTTGAAATCAAGAAGGGCAATCAGGGTACATTCCTCCATCGTCCTGATTATGATATTGACAAGGAAACTGGCGAACTTCTCCGTGAATTCCGTTGGACTGACGATGATGCCGATGAATGCAACACGCAGGCATTCATGGAGCAGATTGTCAGCGACCCGAAGTTCCTTGCCTACATCGAGAAACAGTACATGTACGATGTGTCCCTCTTTGCAAAGGACCTTGTTGGTGAAATGCCTGCACCTCTCACTGAGGAAGAGCAGACCAAGAAGAAGGCCCGCAAGAGCAAGTTGAAGGAAGAAGCTGCCGCTACCCCGAAGACCATCAGCGAGGAAATCGAAGCCGTGCAGGAAGAATCTGCCGCCGAGATTGCCGCAAAGGGTGCTAAGGCTTAATAACAAGTACCTCATTAAAACCAGACGGGTTCCCGTCTGGTTTTTATGTCTTGCCAAAAGTCTTATTATAATGTATCTTTTAATTTGAACTGTAATAAATAACCGAAGGTAAAATATGGTAGTAGAAGATTTAAGCGATGAAGAGTATGTCCTGAGGTGCTTTTTTGAAGACGAAAATATCCGTCTGCGTATAGCGGACAAAATTCAGGAAGATTATTTCGAGGATAAGTCGGACAAGCAGATTGTCCACCTTGTTAATGCATTCCGTAGGAAGTATGACCGTTATCCGACGGCACAGGAGCTTGTAACTGGATTAAATCAGAATCCAGGTTACAGTGAGGAAGCTAAGGAGCAGCTCCTTAAAATCACGAAGCCTATTGGTGCAATCTCAGCAGATGTCAAAAAGAACTTGATTGAAGATTATTTCAAGTTTAAGGTTTCACAGAGGCTGATGGAAGAGTACGCTCTCCACATGCACGGAAAGGACCCGTCGGCAATGCGTGGCATTATGCCTCAATTGCAGGATGCTGTAAATTTCCGACTGACTACTAACTTGGGTCTTCATTATATCCGTGACGCCAAGTATGCCAAGTCTAAGCTGGGCGACATGGAAAAGAGCATTCCGTCAAGGATTGGGGCGATTCGTCAATTCACAAGCGAAACACCAGATGCACAGAATACTTGCGGTGGATATTTCCGTAAGTGTCTGAGCCTTGTCGGTGGTACGTCTGGCGGTGGTAAGTCGATGTTCATGGTCAACGAAGCTGCATTTGCTGCCACTATGGGCTACAATGTGGTGTATGTAAGCCTTGAACTTGATGCTGCAAAGATTTGGGAGCGTGTAACGAGTGCTATTCTCGATGTATCTCGTTACGACATCGCTAAGATGAGCGACGAGGAAGTGATTGTCAAGCTTCAAAACGAGCATGACCCGTCTATACCGACCCCAGGTAACTTGTTCATCAACTGGATGCCGACCCGAAAGACGACTCCTGATGATATCGAGGGGTATATTAACGAGCTGGAAATGACCGAGGGAATTAAGATTGACTTCCTCGTTGTTGACTACATCGGTATTATCAGCCCGAACGCTGGTACATATACCCAGTTTGATGGTAGCTTCCAGAAAATTCTATATGCCGCCGAACAGTTGAGAAATATTGCGGTTAACCATGATATGGCTATCTTGACTGGAACGCAGATGCAACGTGCTGGTTATCGAATGAAGGACATCGGCATGGACCAGACTGCTGGTTCAATGGGTCTTGGCGATACGGTTGATTTCTACTATATCATTATCCGTGACGTTGCGTTGAAAAAGGCTGGATTCCTTAGCGTTACGATTAGTAAGAACCGATTTGGTTCAAGCGATGTCCAGTTTAATGTGAGGGTTGACTGGCCCCACATGCGTATCAGTGATACCAAACCTGAGGATATGGAACTCATACAGAGTATCATTACAGAATCTATGGTACAGGAACAGTTGGATGCGATGGAACAGCGACGACCAATGACCCGTCAGCAGCAACAGACTCAGAACGTACAGCAAGTTCAGCAGCAATATCAGCAACAGACTCAACAAGCTGCATTCGAGCAACATAGACAGAAAAAGGAGAAACCGATAGACCCGTCGTTTGGGAATGCGGCCCAGCAACTCTTTTAAAAATGTATTTTACCCAGTAGATTGAACTACTGGGTATTTATGTTTACCATCTTAGATGAACACCAGAGGCAGATGATTTGCGAGAAGATTGAGGCGAAGTTTTCGACTCCTTCTCTCGTAGATGGAACCTGCGGACTGTTCAGCATGCCTGAACCGTTGATTAAGGACAGGGCTGCGTATTTCAATGAATGCGTAACGACCGTCTACCACCTTTTGCACGAGGCGGACTCCCAAATCGGGATGTTCGAGGTCGTGTCGAGTCTGGACGAATACTTTGACATTGATTTTCTTGTCAAAAACGTATTCTCTGACGATATTATTGAGGCGATTGTTGACCAGATTGCCGACTGTTTCGACAAGGCGAAACGAGACGGACGGGTTAATCTTGAAAATTCAAGTTTGCCGCCTGGTTTGAAGGAAAGAATTATAGCACGTTTGGAAAAGAGGTCTTAAAATGAAAAGATGTACACTTACTGCCGCTGACAGGAATCTTATTGAAGAAAGCAATCGGGAAAAGAAGCAGCAACTTGCCGCATTGAATGCCGACCTGAACAGGATGGCTGCCACTGGTCACAGCAAGATGCTTGACGAAACCCCGTTCCTCCCGACGGGTCCGAGGGCTTACCAGCTTGTCGAAACCGAGCATTACAAGAAATGGATTCAGAAAATCCGTGAGAGTGCACCCGAAAAGAAGTGGGTTGGCAAGAAATACTTCGGCATTGCCGACGAGTATACGGAAGCATCCGAGAAGGTCTCCGAGAAGGTTCTTGACCAGAAGGAAACCGAACAGATTCTTCAAACCTACGTTGACAAGCAGGGTGTTCGCAGGGTCAAGATTCGTGATGACTACGACCCGAACCACGCCAACGAGGTTGAAAGCACTGAACTGACCAAGGAAGAAAGGAACGTATTCGACTTCGCCACCATCAAGAACAAGGTGGTCGCCCACTTGGAATGGAGCATTGATGACCTGTTTGACGACATCGAGGAGTCCTTGAAGGAGATGCATGCCGATGAAAAGGACTACCAGCCGCCTGAGAACTTGAAGGAGGTCGTGGCCACCATGCAGAAGACTGAACAAGTCAAGATGCTCGAATACAAGCGTCAAATGGAGCAAGCTCTGGAATACGAAAAGAAGAAGAAAAAAATGCAATAAGCCCTTGCATTTGCAGTTGGAATAAAATATATTTGGTAAGACTGCTTAGGTTATAAACTATAACTGAGGAGAAATCCTCGGTTTATAACAATGAGAATTAACAATAGGTAATAACATGAGTACACTTGACTTGAACTATGTTCCAACTGCGGCTTCTTTGCCGTCTCCCCAGTCCACCGAACCAGAACGCAAAGCTGATGAGCGTGTATGGAAAACAAGGTTGGACGACACTCACAAATACTATTCCGCCCAGGTCCGCATTCTTCCAAGCGTAAAGCGTGACGCACAGGGCAATCTGGTATGGCATGAGAATCCCTCTCCATTCCGCAAGATTGTGGTTCACTATCTCCGTATTGGTAAGGGTCCTAAGAAATACTTCAAATGTTTGAGGACACTTTCTGACGCCCCTGACTATTATAAGGGAATCTGCCCGTTCTGCGACTGGAAGACAGAACGTTTCCACAAGCTTAAACCGTTAGCCGATGCTGGTGATGCAGTTGCTGCAGAAGAAGTTAAGGTTAATGAAGGTAACGTTGCTAGCACGAGCTATGTTGCTAACGCCCTTATCCGTACGGATACGGTTCATTCAGAGTTTAACAACCAAGTAAAACTCTGGGAACACTCCGTGAAGGTTAACAACACTCTCGACTATCCTCGTCAACCAGAAGTCATCGCAAAGAGGAGATGGGAAAACACCAAGGAAGGTCGTAAGAAAGGTGCAGTCTACGTTCCGAATGAATTGGAACTCAAGAATGCAACACGTTTCTTCCCCGAACTGGTCCGTGGTGGCCGTGACTTTATCGTTACGTGTCAGGAATCTGGAAACATCATTAACGGAAAGGCTATTAACACCTACGATGCCAGCAAGTTTGTTGACACTCCGAGTGATTTGGCAGCAACTGATGCGGAAATCTTGGCCTACCTGAACCAGTGCGTTGACCTCGACGCATATCAGAGAGAAGACCTTCCTGCGAATTATGCCGAAGCTCAGAAGATGCTTAACGAATGGTTGGCAGAACAGACTGGAAGCGCTTCGTATGACAATTCTGCTGATGTCACTCCGAATAAGGAAGCTCCTGCAGCCAGACCGAACCCGACTATGAATCGTATGCCTGGTTCTGCATTCCTCGGTAACACTCCACAGCAGGCTGCTCCGCAGGCTCAGTACACCAATCCTCCTGTGATTAATCAGCCGACGCAACCTGCACCGCAGGCCGCTCCTGCACAGCCGTCTTTGGCTGGAATGGGTCAGGCTGCACCGCAGATGGCACAGCAGGCTCAACCGCAGTTTGCACCTCAGATGGCTCCTCAGACTAACCCGCAGTTTGCACAGCCGCAGGCACAGCCGACGTTTGCACAGGCACAGCCTGTTGCACAGCCGACCGTTGCAGCTCAGCCGATTGCTCAACCGCAGGTTCAGGCTCGACCGATGCCACAACCGACCGTTGCACCTCAGCCTGTTGCACAGCCGCAGGTTCAGGCTCAACCGCAGTTTGCACAGCCGCAACAGCAGTTCGCACAGCCGCAAGCACAGTTTGCTCCGCAGGCACAGTTTGCTCCGCAAGCTCAGCCTCAGATGCAAACCGCAGCTCCGACTCCGAATGCAGCAGGTTTCCCTGACGACGACCTCCCGTTCTAATAGGTTGTTGGTTTCTTCAAGGGCGTGTCGAAAGACACGCCTTTTTTATTAGAATAATGTATTTTAATAACGAAAGTAAACTGATGGAAGTCTTATGATACTTTTTGATACAAATTCCCCTGCGCTGCGTTATGTAGCTTCTCTCATTTCTGGTGTGGAAAATGCCGATGAACCCGTGAAGGTTGTCGTTGGCGATGGCGAGGTGTATTTCACCTTGAAATGCGGTCTAAAAATCAAGGCGCCTATTTGGAAAGGCGAGTACGATACGTCTGACTTTGACGACCGTTCCGAATTCTACTTCAATGCACGATTCTTGGGCAAGGCTCTTACTACGTGCATCAACAGTGAGCAGATTGCGTTTATGAGGCAGGAAGACACTGTCCACATTGCTGGGTTTTTGAAGAAACCAGATATCCCGCAGCTTGATTCCAAAAAGGAGGAGGGCGACGAAGGTGTTCCTGCTACATACGAAGAACCTGAACCGATGTTCTCCTATGAAGCCGAACTGGCCAATGTGGAACCGTTTGATGAAGCAGTGTTCGGTGAATCCAGTGCAACATTCAAAATGGAACAGAGCGACATGGTTGAGTTGTTCAGTCTTAGCGACTACTTCAACGATGTTGACATCTGCCGAAAGTCTGGCGTGGTATCGTTCCGTGTCGGAAATGACGGAATGTCCGTAGTTACTCGCTACACCATGAGCAATCTTGGAAACTCCAAGAGTGACCCGAACTTCTCCTTCAATGTAAGCAAGTCTACGATGAAGCTTCTGTCCTTCATTGGAAATGGAAGTGTTACGATTGACTACGACGAGAAAAACAGCACAATCGCTGCTAGCGACGGTACTATAACGGTGGTTGCCGAAGTGTTCCCTAGCAAGTACGATACCCTTGTTTTCAAGGACGGAGAAACGAAGTTCATCACCCCAGGTACGGCATTTGATGAAGCTATTCCGAAGCTTTGCGAGAGCCTTGCTGCAACGAACAAGGAAGACGAGCTTTCGTTCGAATACATTGGTCCTTGCAACATTGGCATCACTTGGAAGGAAAAGTATGGTGAAATCTTCAAAATGATTTCAGTTGGAGAGGCGAAGCAGTTCAAACCGTTTGCTGTCAAGTGCCACTTGCTCAATATCATTCTTGGCTGCATCCACGACAGCTCGGTGGTGTTTGCTGAAACCAAGGAAGGTAAACAGGTTGCCCTCTGTTCAAACGACAGGTATAAGCGAAAGGTAATCTTCTAGTCTATGGGCCAGCTTAACGCTGGCCTTTTTTGTTACCCTTGCCAAATAAAACATCTTGTACTATATTTTAGTATTAGATAAATCCGTGTCCCAAATAGAGAGGTTTAATATGGGCGTCGTTCGCATGAGTCAAGAATACTTCAATGTAATAAAGACGATTAACTCGATGATGAAAATGAAGGCTGGCCTTATCTTCAAGGGCAAGGGCAGCGATGGTCAGTATACGGGCAACTACTATTTCAACGGTATTTGCGACAGTGCGATGATTCATGTTGTCGCAACTGAAAACGACATTGCTTTTGATGAACCTCGTCTGCAGATTTCGTCACTTCCAGACTTCATCAAGTATGCTGAGGCGACTGGTTTTCCGAAGTGCGAAATCAAGGTGGCTCGTGAACGAACCATTCGTGGCCTTGAATACGATAACATCATCTTTACTGGAAAGGAAAAGGATGCTCGTATCGGCGTTGCTGACGACTCTGTGTATGCGGACAAGAAATACATGAAGATTTTTAACGAGCAGTTGGCTCTGGTCGCCCGTCTTGGTTTCAACGAGGACATTCTTCATAACATCGTCAAGGACATCAAGCTGATTTCAACCTGTAAGGCTCTTTCCTTTACGGTTAGTCCACAACTGGAATGCCGAATCATCATCAAGGGTAGCGGAACGCAGCAAATTACGAGAAAGATTGATGAGCATTGCTTCTTCGTGGAAGATGATGCCCAGTGTCTTGATGCTTTCGCTAATGGAAAGCAGAGATTGTTCCCGTCTGGTTCTCTCCGTTTTATGGACACCATTGGTGGCGATGTCAACATCGAGCTTCGCCGCTTCAAGAACTCTGCAAATGACCTTATGACAATGAAGGGTTATATCGTAAAACCAGGCGCCCTTCTTGACCCGACGAATAAGGCAAAGGACGCTCCGAGAAGTCAGATTAACGTCGTCGTGGCAACGTCCGAATTTAGTGTGAAAATTGTTTCTAACGTGGACTACTTTGCATAATGGCTGATTTTCGTGACATTCCGAATTCGGATATGGAAGCCGCAGTACATGAGGCGTTCGACGAGTATTCTCTGGTCGAAGTGCTGAATGGCTTTAACTTTGTATGCCCGTATTGCGGACAGATGCCCAACAACTCGTTTACTAAACCCGAGCGAAAGGCGTATGTGTACAAGGACACTTGGAACTTTGTGTGTTACAAGTGTAGGCCAGCACATCATGTTATGTGGGAATTTCAGGAATCCCATCCGACGATTTTTAACCGTTTGTTGTTCATGCTGTATGGGAATGGTAAGAAGGGCCCACAGAAAAAGATTGAACGCAAATATGTCGAAGGGGCATATCAGTTTAAGGATGGCGAGCTGGTTTCCCTTGAAGAAGAAAATGACCCAGATGTTCAGACTGCGATTGCGTTCTGTAAGAAACGTCAGATAAGGGAAAAGGTGTACAAGCAGTGGTTTGTATGCAAGAAGGATAAGTGCTTCTTGGACACGAACCCTGATGGAACCTTGAAATTGAATGAGTATGGTCTTCCTACTGGAAACGAGTACGGAAACCGTCTGATTATCCCTTACTACCGTTTTGGTGGTTCATGGGTTCAGTTTGATGCCAGAGATTTGACCAATAAATCGAAGATGCGCTATCGAAACTATGCGGGTGCGAAGCGTGAGTTGTACAATGGAGATTTTCTCCATTTCAACAAGCCGTTCTTTATGCTTGAAGGAGCAATAGACTCTACCTTTATCAAGAACTCTGTTGCTGTCGGCGGGTTGAAACATTTCAAGAGCTTTGTCGAAGCAGACCCTAACTTCAAGGAATACAAGGAAAACGGTGTCATCATATTCGATGCTGACGAAGCTGGTATCGACGACCTTCGTACTGTTATGAATATGGGGTTCAAGTGGTTCGACTGGTCAAAATTCCGCAATGACAACCCGAACTCTATCGACTACGGTGGCAAGGTCAAGGACATCAACGAAGCGGTGCTTAACTGTTCCGAATTTAAGATGACTCCAGACGGCTATGTAGACCCTGAATTTATCATGGCCCACACATACAGTGCCGAAGCTGGAATCATGTTGTTGAATATGAAGTACGGTGCGCCTAGGAAGCGTTAAGCTTGTCGTTGTGGTCCTTGGCGTAAGCGTTGTCCCAGTTGCTGTCGTCAGTAAGGTTGGTGTTATCCAGACCAACTTCGATTGTCGGCAGTAGTTGAGTCAAGTCCATGTTCTCTGAATCGAACATCGAAAGTTTCGTGTCCTTCTGGCTGATTTCCAAGTGGATGCACGGGTCAACTTCTTTCGGTCCAAATCCCTGTGGAGCGTAATAATCCATCAACAGAGTCTGATAGGAATTATCCTGTTTTCCGTTCGGCGTGTTCTTGTATGGTTCGGAAGACATGTAGCAGATGGAAGAGAACTTCTTCATCTGGGCTTCCGTAACTTTCGGGAACTTTGCATAGCAGACGCTGGTTGCAATATCGACACATTGAGAAACTTCTGGGTCCTTCGTATGGTTAGATACTGGCGTATCATAACCGAACGACTTGCACTTCGCTATCATTGCGTTCAATGCCGCCTTAGCACCTGCTGAATTAGGCGGGAACGGCTCCTTGGCATATTTCTGTACATAGACAGGCTTACCGAATCTGTCTGTAACGATAGAACCGTCCTTTGAAATCTTGGGTTCGAGACCGTCATCACCTTTTCCGTAGAACTTGTACCAGATTCGTGCGTACTCGTCGTTGACAGCACGTCCCCTTGAACCGTAGGCAACCGTAGGCTGGCCAGTTTTCTGCATGCTGTTGAACATGATTGTCGCCTGCTTCTCTGGGCTTCTGTAAAGCGATGTCACCATGACATATTTCACACCAGCCAGACGAGCAAGGTAAGTAATCACGTTCTTTGTTCGTGTGGACATTTCGCCTTCTGTCGCCTTGTTATCAATCGTTACGTCGGTTGCTGGCGGCAAAGTGGATGCGACATTCTCGTGTACAAGAATCCTTGCATTGAAGAGTCCTTTCAGGTTTCTGGAAATCATGTTGACACGCTTGCAGCGGGTGTCGATACGGGCAAGGTCGGTGCCGTATTCAGGGGCACGGAACCCGACGTATTTATAGATTAGGTTCGCCTCGTCGCAACGACGCTTTCTCATATCCATGTCAAGGGACTCTGGGTTCGTACCGTAAGTCAGTCGTGAAAGAATGTCTGCGATGTAGGTGAAATACTGGTTGGCAAGCCTTTCGTCACGAGGGACGCCCTCCACCGTAATCGACTTTGTGGAGTTCTTCTGTACAGTGGTGACCTGTCCGTTAAGTATATACCTGTCGCCTTTGAGAGGGACCATTGAAATAGGTTTTGCGTAGCCGAGATGATAATACATTCCAGTACGCAGGCAATAGCTGAGGAATGCCGATGTTGCAAAGTTGCCGCTGACATCGCAAGCGAAGCCCGCTGTCTTCAAGTAGCTGACCAATGCGGTCTTAACTGCTTCTGGACATGAGTTGTGGCTAAGCATACCCCAATGGTAGTAAGGCCAGTTCTGCGGATAAGTAATAGGGCCCCATACAGCCATCTGCACATATCGGTAGAACGAGAACCTAATCTGGGTTTCGGTAAGGGTGAGGTTCTTAACATCGTCGGGAAGGTCGTTATAACCCTTTCCGAGTACGACTGCGTTGGAGGCCTTCATGATAAGTTCGAACTGGTCTTCCTGAATGCCGCCCTTTACGTCACCTTGCGGCTCACCGTTTTCATCTACGGTGACAACGGCAAATATCTTTTTGAGTACCATTTCTCTCGTACTTCCACCGATGTCTAGCGGAATGCCTGCACCGATGTATATGCTTCCTTCTGAATCGTAAATCTTTGGGCTCTTCTTAATCTCGTGGTCATATAGGAACGACCAGTCTGGCATGAAGTGGCCTCTACGGAAGCACGAGCCCATGCTGATTGGAAGACCTCCCAAGCCAATCAGTAGAGGCGGGAGAATGTCGATGTCATACGGGTTGATACCCATTGCCGCAGCATTTGCGGTGTACATGCTTTCTGCAGATGCACCTACTGGGGCGAAGATACCGCTGGCAGAGATACCAGCCTGCAAAGTATCTGTCTTCGACTTTGTACAGGTAAGGAAGCCGTCAAGCTTGTTGATGATTTCTTCTAGCTTGGTGGTCATCACTCCGTAAGTTTCGTTGCCGAGAAAATCCTGAATCATTTCCGAAATAGCGGAAGCGAGTGCGCTCATGCGGCGCTTGTTGTAGTCGGGAACGGAGTCTCTCTGCCACGGGGTAAGACCGTTGCTTTCGTCGTCGATGTCATAGAATCCGTGCTTGTTCAGAATAGAGTAGAACGAGCCTTCCCTGTCGGTGGTTTGGGCCGCAGCATCGTCGATTGCTGTCTTTAGCTCCCCAGTGTAGTGACCTGAAATCATTTCTTTTTACCTCTAAGGTGGACGATTACGCTACCGTTTTCGCCATTGTTCTTTCCGCTATGGCCTTTTCCAACGAAAGTGTAATCCATTTGCTTGCCGTCGTGTCTGAATGTCAGCGTGACATCCTTTTCGATAAACCCTGTACCGTTGCAAGCCGTGCATGTTTCCTGCGGTTCCAGCCCACGACCGTTGCAGAATTTGCATGCAAGGACGACATCATGCAGGCCGTCCTCCCTGCGTTCGACCGTGCGTACCTTGCCAATTCCGTTGCAGTGCGTACATTTCTTGAAACGGCTTGCTCCCGTTCCAGAACAGTTGTAGCATAGGCACTTTCGCACATATTTGATGGTGATATCACCTGGCTGGAACAGCTTTTCTTCCGTCATCCTGATTGTGCGGATGACATTCCTTCCTCGTTTCTGGAATTTCCTGTCCACAGGTTTCTTGTGGAAGTTCTTACAGATGTTGCATTCGCCGAACAGTTTTGACCATAGGGTGAAATCGGAGTTGTTCTGATGCTCACGGTCATATTTCTTGCGGAGTTCTTCCGTCTTTATCAAGTTGTATGCTTCCGTGATTTCAGACATCTTGTCGGAAGTGTCCTTTCCAGAACGGTCTGGATGGTACAGTTTCGCCAACTTATGGTATGCCGCTTTCACCTGTTCGTCGGTGCATTCTGGCTCTATTTGTAGTACGCTATACGGGTTCATTTTATGCCTCTTTTTCAATCAATAGTTTATATTGCGTGCAGGAATCCCTGTCGCCATATTATAAACTATGTTAGAATAATGCTGGATTGACTATGAATACAAGAATGATTGCAGAAGCTGGTGGAAAACACCGTAAAAACAAGCGTAAAGGTGGCGGAACGGCTAAGTTTGTGCCGACCGTTGGGTTTGGCTCCCGTAGATTCCTTGGTTCGTACACAACTGGAAGGGCATACGGCCCTGTATTTCCTATGGGTTGCGGATGGGGAGAAATGTCGAGCGTCCCTGGCGGTGCTTGTGGCGACGGAACCCTTGCCGCAGACGCATCTGGTGCAATGGAAGCAGTCGAGGGTGTCAAGAACGAAGATGAAGACTTGATGATTAGCGATAAGGACAAGCTCATCTATGCCCTCCGTGGAATCATAGAGAACGCCAAGGTTGCTTACGAGGCGGTTACTGGGGTTTCTTACGACGAAGCTGATGAGGCTTCTGAAGACAACGACGAGGAAACGAAAGAAAACGAGGATGAGCAGGCTGCCGATGATGACGAGGGTCCTGACGAAGATGGTAGCGACGACAACTAAACGGTAAGGCTATGTACGATACTGAGGTCTTGAACAACGAAGTTTCCGATGTTTACGAGAAAACGCTACTAAGTGTACCGTCGTCTGTTGATGATTTGGAGCTTGACGATAAGTTCATAAACGACTTCATCCTGAACTTTCTTGGAAGTACAGTGAATGGGGTTCGCCTTACAGATGATTCTGATAGCCGTTGCCGCAGTGCAGTGATAGACCTGTTTAGTGAAATCGAACAGGACCTCAACGATGTTCGTGTTAACCACGTCGATGTACGGAGTGTGTCCAGTGACCTGAATATGCTCCGTATGTTTGTAAATGGTACGAAGGGTCTTGACCCTACCATACAAAAGGCATACTACAAGGTTCGTAACTCCGTTGATGAAAACAGTAAAGATTATGAGGTTTTAAAGCAGGCAGAAGACAAAATAAATTCCATCAAGGCTTCGATAAAAACTGAGGATGATGGATACGACTATACAAAGCAAGGTATAGAAGATTATTTCTCTGCAAAGGGTCTTTTGAAGGGCGGTAAACTCGACCCGAATGAGATGGTGGGTAACCCAGTGGAAGTGGAAGAACTCATGAACGCATTGTCGCATGTTGTTGATAATGTGAATGGCGTTGCCGAAGCAATGGATTGCCGATGGGCTCAGGAACTTGCTAAGACTGGATATCTAGCTGGTATACCTTATGTCGCAGAGAAGACGACAAAGACTCCCGATGAAGTGAAGGCGCTCTTTAAAGACTGGTACGGTAAAGGAACTGAGTTTATTGGAGAGGAAGCTCACAATGACCCTATGGTTCGAGCCACTGAGGCATGTTATAAGGTGTTTAAAGATTGCCAAGGCAAGATAGGACTGATTAGGGAAAACTCCGCTGAAATCGAGGGAATGTCATTGTCCGTTACGGTTGACCCGTACAAGAAGTTTATTTTCAATATGATAAAGGAGGGTAAAGTTGCCAAGAAAGACAACGAACCCATAATTATCGTCGATGTAAATAAGATAACACCAAAGGACATTATAACCCTGTTTACGAATATAAAGTATTCGATGTTCCAACTTGGGCCTAAGGATAGGTTCCAGACTAACGTTATAGAGTTTGATGCCGACTTTGCCACGAAGATGGAAAAGTTGAAACCGTATATCGAGTTTTTGAACAGTAAAGAACTGAATCCAGTTATAACATCAGGAACCCCTGAGGAACAGGCGCAGATAAAGCCGAAGCGTTCCCCGCTTACTGGTGCATATATATTGACAAAGGCTGTGTATGATACGTTCAACGGATGCCGCATGAAGTATTCTCCTACGGACACCACGTTTGAAGGTAAAAAGATTCCTTCGGAAAAATCGTTCTATGCGGCAATCAATAAATGTTGTGCCGAGTTTCCGAATTCTGAGATTAGTTTGAACTATGTGTTTGACTACAAGACTATGTTCACGGCGGATGTGGCTTATTTCCCGATTGAGCAAATCGTAAAGCAGAACCCCGCTTTGTGGTCGTGGATGCTTTATTACCGTCATACTCGTATAGAGGCGTATGCAGCAGAGCTGATGGACAAGTATCAAGCTAAGAATCTGCCTGTAAAACATATTTCAGAAGAGGTTTCCCAAAACTTCAATAATGTGATGAATGGCAAGGCTGAGCTTTCAAAGTATTGTGATTACTTGGAGGTTTCTCCGTCTATCGAACCGCAAGAGTATGTCGATGCGTTCAATACGATATCGAACGGAATCGCTTATGCTTTCAATGGTAAAGTTAATGACAAGGAAACCGAGTACAATCTGTGGTCTCTTTTGAAAAAGCTTGCGAAAAAGGCACCGACTTCCTTTGATAAGGAAGTTAGAAATGAATTTATCAACGTTGCGTATACACAAGAAGACATGTTTTTCAGGATTAACCTTGCTGTCAAGGCTGGGGTCCTAAATGAAAGGTATCATTTTACGGGCAATTTTGGCAAGTTGGAAAATGGCCGTAACAGACAGGCTGCAATCATAGAAAATATCATGACATTATTGTATAAATATGCCGTTGGGGTAATGTTCAGAAAGACGAATCTTGCTGTGCAGAAATATGAAAAGGCTATGAGTATGCGAATGGTTAGACCTTATTTGACTAAGGTGTATGGCATTGCAAAGGAATATAATGACGCTTTTGAGCAGAACCATGCAGAAGAATTGGGATGTACACGTAAGGCTTCTGACGCAATCGTTAAAATACTCACAAAGTTGGTAGGAGGTTAAAATGGCCGCTAGGTTGGAACTTTATAAATTCACAGGCAAAGATGGTGATTTTGGTACACATGTAGAAAGCCTTGGTCTCAAACGCATAGACACCTGTGTTCCTTCGGTATACTCCGATGAACACTTGAATGGCGAAACAAAGCCGTCGGATGATGCGAGCGACTGTGCAACATATTGCATTTACAGGCCCGATGACCCTGAATGTAAGGCATATTCTTTCGAGTGTGTCTTCAAGCTCATGTTGAAGGACCCGCCAGATGTCCAGTTGAGCAATGTTCGTCTGTACCCAGTCGGACCTCGCCCAGAGGAACCAGATACTGCTAGGCTGTATATCGGAAATTCGGTGGAGTATCACCAGCCGACAAACACAAAGTCTATCATTGCAGTAAACGATATTTGGAATTACAGCAAAGACCACCCGTTCTACTTGACCGTCGCTGGAAACAGCGGTCAGATGCTCGACTATCGTCTTACGAACACTTCGTACAATGTCGAGTGGAAGGATTATGGTTACGGAAACGTGATGGTAATGAACGGTGTTCGTCAGCCGATGATACCTGTTCCTAACAAGCAGGATGGCACTCCTGTCAAGGTGACATTCTTCAACCATACGTTCATGCCGACGGAAGCTGATTTCATCAGGTTCCTTGACCCAGCTACTGGAATCGACATGACCAATGACAGTGAATTTGTCATAGACCGTGGTGTAACGGAGAACAATGTTCAGTATCTGACCATTTCCGTGGATATGAAGTTCATGCTTGCTCATCCGAAGGGCATTATCTACCATATTCCTCAGTTCCCGCCTGCAACGGGTTACTTTATCTCTTGGGCGTTGCTGCCTTCTCAGGCCGAACCAGGTGGCAAGGTCACGGATAAGTTGGTTGAAACGGTTGATGTACAGGTGAAGTGCGGCCCTCACGGTCATCCTGAATATTACTTGAACGGTGCTAGGAAGCCTATGCTGACACTGGCCCCAGGTGTAATCTACCATTTCATCAACCATGACGGCTCTCGTTTCCCGATGAGGTTCATCAAGGATTGCCGCATCCCGAACGCAGCCGATGTGAATAACATAGTGGTTGACGGCGTGACTGTCCTAAATGGTGGAACCGACCAAGAGGAAATCTTTGTTGACCCAGAAATCACCTTGAAGCATGGCGCCTGCATAAATGCCTACGAGGCTGTATGCGAGATGAATGTCGGTAATTCCGCTTTCGTACACCCTATTTGCATGGTCGGCAACTACAATATATGCCGTCCGATGGGTTCGATTTACAACCCGATGCTTGCTGGCGAAACGGATTACGTCTATTTGCAGCTTGAAATTGATGGAAAGACAAAGCCAGGTTATTGTGTCCCTGATATTAAGATAGAATATGATGAAAATTAATTTTTAACAGTTGATTAAATCCTATAAACTATGTGTATAATGAATCGTTTTACGAGGAAGAAAATGTCTAACGAGAAAGAACAAAAACCAACGGTGCTTGAAGCAAATTTCGCTTTCGATGCTTCGCCCGCTCTTTTTGAGTCAATTATGGAAGAAGGTCCAATCAAGTATGGACCAGACGATGACGGACTTGACATGATTACTACCCCAGAAGGTGATGAGGTTGTAGACCCTCGTTCCATCATGGATGTTAATGTTGATGCTCCTGTCCAGTCTGGTGCGGTCTTCAACCAAGACTTTGACTCGATTTCACAGGAAGAAGGCGACCGCTACATGGAGCAGTTCCAAGACTATGTCGAAAACGTCCATAAGAAGGATGTTAATATCGACGAACTGATTGACGTAGGCGGTACGATGATTCAGGGACTTAATGATACTACTCAGGACGTATCTGGTTACCTGCGTCAGCAGATTAACGATGCTGCCAATCGTCTAAGTCAGCAGAATGTCAACCCTGCACAGCCTGATGGCGTTGCAGCTGATATGACTGGTGAAGACCGTATTCCTGCTGATGGCGGAGAAGGTGGTCTGGATGCTGGTGCTGATGCTGGTCTTGGTGGCGAAGGGGCACCTGACCTTGGCGACGAAGGCCTTGCCGAAATCGACTCCACAACTCATCTCACACCAGAGGAAGACACTGGTGCCGAAGGTCTTGGTGACATCGACATGGGTCTTGGTGAACTGGATGGCCTTGGTGGAGAACCTGCTCCAGAAGCTGGTGCAGAAGCTGGTGCTGATGACGGCCTTGGAGCCGAACCAGCAGCTCCTGTCGAAGGTGGTGAAGGAGCAGACCTTGGCGGTGACGTACCTCCTGAGGGTGGAGAAGCTCCTGCCGAAGGTGGTGAAGCTCCTGCTGAACCTGAAACGGGTTCTGAACCGTCCGAAGGTGGAGACGATTACGACCCTTTTAGCGACCTAGACCTCGGTGGCGACACTGGCGATGGTGATGAGGAACCGTCTGGCGACGATGCACCAGCTCCCGTAAGTGGCGACGAGGAACCGTCTGGCGATGAACCGTCTGGCGATGGTGATGAACCGAAGGAAGACGACAAGGATAAGGACGCCGCACCGTTGACTGAATCCGAGGATATGAAAAATTTTCGTATTCGTCTCGAATCGGTGATGGGCACTTATGATGCATTGTGCAAGCGCCGTGAAGCAAAGGCAAAGTGCGAAGCTATCGTGAATGCTGCAAACAAGAAGATGATTTCTGAGTCTGTAAACCAGAAGAAACTCAAAGCACAGTGTGAAGCAATCGTTGGCGCATACCGTAAGGCAACTGGTGCTAACCAGCTAAAGACAAAGTTGGAAGGCATTGTCGGAAAGTATCGTAAACAGAAGATGCTTGCTGAATCTGTTGCCGCAAGTGCTACTGCCGTGAACCAGAAGCCAATCATGGACAACAACGCTCGTTTTGCAAAGATGAAGGCCCAGTGCGAATCTATCGTTAGTGACTTCCGTAAGGCAGAATCCACTGCCAATACGGCAAAGGCTATTATCGATAGCTACAAGCAGAGCCTCGTTTAATACACGAAACTTGCAATAAATTTAAAGACGACGGAATGATTTCCGCCGTCTTTTTTATGACCTAAAATTCGTACCAGATTATAAACTATTTTTGAAATAAAGGCAGTTTATTATGGCAACTAACATATCACGAAAATACACTAATATCTCGTATGACGATATCAGGGATAACTTGTTGACCATCTTTAAGGCTAAGGGTGGCAAGCTTGCGGATTTCAGCACATCGTCTTACGGAAGGATGATGATTGAACTTTTCTCTGGTGTAGCAGACCTTATGGCTTACTACGGAGAAAGCTCGTTCAACAACGCATTTCTTGAAACTGCCTACAACACGCCAGCAATCTACGCTGGTGCAAGAATGCTCGGTTACAGCATCCGTAGACCTGTTCCAGCAAAGGCGGCGTTCGCTATACAAACCAAGAAGACTGGCGTGTATGGCAAGATTAAGATTTTCATCCCGATGGGAACGCAGTTCAGCATTGGAAGCAGCATTCTTACTGCTGTCAGCGATTCTGAATGGGAATACGACAGAAATAACGACCCTGACGAAACTGGCCTTTTGAAACTGATATCAGGAAACTGCGTTTGTGCCGAGGGTTACTTCAAGGAAACGGTCTTTGTGTCCAACGGCACACAGAACCAGACTTTCTATCTAGTCGATGGTGGATTTAGTGACTATTTCGGGGAAAATGACCCGAACTATGCAGAAGACCATAAGTTTGAGAGCAGGAAGAATACCTTTACTAGCGTCACGACTGATGCTTCCCTTGTAGATAACTTTGATAGCACGGATGCAATCAATGGAAACATCTACTGGAGAATTTCCCGTAGAGGTTTCATCGACCCTGCTCTGGAAAACAAGGTAAACGACATTGAAAAGTTTGTTGAAGGTGAAAACTCTACGACAAACTATACGGTTTTGCTGGAAACTGCAAACGACGGCAGTGTACAGGTAAGGTTTGGCGACGGTTTGAAATCCGCTATTCCTTACGGCGAAGTGAAGGTTCATTACTTCTACACCAACGGTGAACGTGGCAACCTCATCAACGTTGTTGGAACGAAGATTAACCCGTACAAGTCTAACATCCATATTCGTAACGAATACGAAAACGAGTCTGATATCAAGCTGGATGACCTGCAATTCGCTTTGACTAGCGACGTTAGGGGTGGCCTTGACATCGAAAGCATCGATTCTATCAAGAATAACGCCCCGTCAATCTATGCCACTTTGGATAGGTTGGTGAACAAGCTGAGTTACCAGATATTCCTCAGCAGATATGCGGACATCAAGTATGCAACTGCATTTGGCGAGGACATTCTGAATACGAAGCTTCCTGATGGAACCCTTGACATCAAGTATATGAACCAAGTCAGGTTTACAGCCATCAAGGACCTTTACAGGTTGAAGGACGACAAGTATTATCCTACCGCACCCGATGAGTATTTCCTTTCTGGTTTCAAGGTGAATGGCTTGATGTATATTTGGCAATACGATAACCAGAAAATGCCTGACAAGACAAGTGCATACAAGTTCAGGGATGCTATGGAGTCTGCAGTTACCTATGTGGCGCAGGCCTTGGCTAAGGAAGGTGACAAGGGTGAGGCGTACTACCGTAATCTCATGGTTAACGCAATACCTAAGGGACAGTCGTTCCAAGACATCATTACTCTTCCGTATGTTGACACCGTGTTCGGTGCAAAGGTTACCCCGTATGACTTTGTTGAGGTGGGTAGCGAAATTGATAGCATCATGAGGGCTTTGAACCGTCGTGGAATGATTACGGTGGGCGCTGGTTACCACATGTATGTGTACCCAGTCGTTCATAACTACAACATCAAGCTGGAACTTATCCTGTATCGTGGTAACAATTTCAGCGACATCAAGGAAAAGCTGAAATATACGGTGTACAAGTATCTCAAGGACAATACCGATTTCAAGACTGGAATTTACAGGTCGAGGATTGCATCCCTAATCCATACTTTCCCTGAGGTTGCTGGTGTGAATGTTACATTCGAGGCGGCCAACGACATGTACGATGGTTTGGATTTGACCGAGTTGACATGGATGGGTGATGCGACAAGCGAGTACATTACATCGGGTTCAATCAATAAGGAAGGATTCGATATAACGCTTGCATACACCCATCACGCACCTGGTCATAGTTCCGTTACGGAAGCGTTGACATTCCCTGTTCCTTCTCAGACGAAAACGGCTGGATTGATTTCAGCTTACTACAAGCAGTATCTGGCCCAGACGGTAGATGGAAAGTATGTAATCAGAGATGGCATCAACGAGGATGATGTAGACAAGTTCGTTGCATATATTTGGGACCTTTTGATGCAATCCATGTTCAAGTCGGTTTATGACGCATACAAGAATGCTCGTGGAACTGGCGACCTTGAACGTGCGAACAGGTATTACGATGTAATTGATGCCATCAAGGGTTGGACGATAACGAAGGAAAACAAGTTGGGCTTCATCGACACGGACGTTATCACCTTGATGAATGAACAGAACGGAAACTTCATGTACGATTACATCCGCTACGGATTGGAATATGTGAAGCTTGTCCGCAATATCCTCCTGTACAAGGTTGCAAAGAGCCTTATCGACAAGGACGGAAACATCACGAACTATTCTATGGACAACGAAATTGTCCAGTGCGAGATACATCCCGAGGACATCACGATTTCCTATGACAGGGAAATCTAAGGGGCGAAAATGGCAAAGAATCCTATTGCAGTAAATGATGGCGGACTATTCCGCTTTGTAGATTTCATGAACTACGTCCCCGACTTCTTGAAGGAAGAAGAGGACGTTGTTACCCTTATGCAGCTGTTCAGTGACTACCTGAACAACGCTTACAGGAACCTTGAAGATTCTACACGGTTTACGTTCAACTTTTTTGCGACCGAGAGTACGGCTAAGAACATGAAGAACCGTATTGATGAGCTCGTGAAAAAGCTTACTGCCTGCGACAATAACAATCTTTATGTGTACTACTTGTCATTGCCTAGAACGAATGCAACGTACAACACGACAGAGGCTCTGACATACATCAAGAACAACATTTACTATGAAGGAGAGTTCAGTGAAACCATCCCGCTGGATGTGTTCAAGAACAGGATGCCGAACGACCCGTCGAACGACGGTGACGTAATCTATATCCAGTACAAGGATAATAGCGTTTATCCGTATTATATCAACAAGGCTGATAACCTGTTGGTTCTCGACCCGATGAGAACTTCTCAGGACCCGTTCAAGAATACGCTCAATGCGATGATGAATGGCGCCCCTCGTGTGATTAAGTTCATTCCGAAGGATGTCAGCGAGCCGATAGTTTCCTTTGTAGGACAGATTAACAACGCCAATGTTTACAGCATCAAGTTCGATGTAACGATTAACGAAGTGGAGAATGCCCCGTCGAAATACAGGGAGGAAATCGGCTCTGATACGATAGATGTCGATTTGTACACATACCTTAACGACACGACTTCTTTCGTGTGCGTGGACAATGCAACACATTCTCCTATCTTTAACTGGAATGGAGATACCCCGACAGGAGTATTCTACTTCAAGGACTTGTATGAGTTCCTTAACGGGGAAAATTCATACATCTATCAAGAATACAGAATTGAAAAGATTGAGTTTATCCCGACCGAGCAGAACCCGTCAGTGGCTAAACTCGGTTATCTGACTCTATCCACTGTGGTTAACCTCAATGCTGGCGACACGTTCATGATTGAAAGCAACGAGGTTATCGGCACGAGTGATATTCATGATGTAACTCTTGCGGGTGCGTACACGCTAGAAACTGAACCGTGCGGAAATGTATTGAAGATAAGGTTCAGGCAGGCGATAGACCTGACTCCTGGCATGTCTCGTGTAAAATACATGACTATGCCAAACAGGCTGTACAAGTATGCTTTGTCGTATTCTCGACTTGGCTACGACTATTCTCAGGTAACCTCGAAAATTATATGGGACCATGATGCTTCCGTTAATGACGACAAGGTAAAGGAAGGAGATACGGTATATCCGTACACGACTAGGGCCAACAAAAAGATTGGTGAACTTCGTTTCGAGAATATGTACAGCTTTGTGGAAGACCCTAACGATTCGAGCAGATACATCAATGTTAAGCCAAAGAACTTTGTTGATATTCCAGAGAGCATTGCAATAGAGGCTGGTGGACACTATTATTTCGAATATCGCTACGACGGTTCTGAATCAACGGATTGGAAGAATGCCTTTGACGATGTGTTCGACAATCCGTTGGCAAGTTATTCCGTATCTGCTGGACGTTCGTATTTTAGGAAACTGAAAGGTAACGCCCAGTTGAAATTCCCTTCGCTAGGAAGCATTGTACCTATTGCCGACGCAAAATCCCTCGTGGTTGATGTGTACGCAATGGATGCCGCTATGGGAACATATACGAATGACCCTGATTATAGCGATATGATAATGTACAGTGACGTTAGCCCTGACGTGGGAGATTTTTGCCTACTGAGCAAGATTGAACTTGGCACAGATGGTCTTACTCGAACGGCGGTAAGCGGCCTGTATACAATTCAGAACGTTACTTTGATGGACCCTGCTGGCGCTAAGTATCACGTATGGTTTGACAAGGACATACCTGTGCTTGATAACGGATGCTTTGAGATTGCATTCTTGAAGGGTCCAGATGACAAGTCGAGGGCGGTTCTTGGAGAAGTTGATGCAACTGCACATGAGGCTAAATGCAAGTATCGCTACGATGACATCTTCACCGCAGATTACTGGGTCCCGTCCGATGGTTCCTATGTATTGAAGTGTGCGTACAAGGATGAATATGATGTTGTTGTGCGTATTGTAAAATATGAGAATGGGCATGGTTACAATACGGGTACGTTGCTTTACTGGCCTGAGACAAAGTCTGTGTATCGTGTGGTGAAACCTATTTCTGGTTCGGAAAGTGAAAGCGAATTGAAGGAGAATGGCGCTGTTGTGCCTTATATGTACACTGTTGCTGACATTGCAAGGAAACCAATCTACAACGAGTACATGCAAGGAATATTCCGCACATCTCAGCTGGATTATGGTGAGTCTGTCGATGTTGGACAGTATGATAAGCTGACCGATGTCGTGAACAGGCTGTTCATTGAAAAGGCGGACGACAATAGGCTTATCTTCGGCTGGAAGGATAGGGACTTCCTGTTGAACATGGCGACGTACAATACGTCTGGAAAGGCTAGGACTGGTTTTTGCGAGTTCTACACGACATACGATGAAAATGACATCGTGTTGAAGAACATGGAAAACTACTCTGTTGCAAAAACCATTCCAGGTGAAGGAATTACCCTGAAAGGACTTTCCAATACGCTTGAAGTAACTGCCGAGAACTTGACAGCAGATGCAACCGAAGCTGGCACTTATGTTGTGCGAGTGAAGGCGACAAAGCATAACCTTCCAGACAATGCGAAAGTGAGGGTAACTGGTGCAGTTAGCCCGTATGAAATGTTTGACTTCAATACGCCAGTAAATGAGTTCGATACCATTACTGTGGTTGACGAGAATGAATTTACTTACATCAGGCATTCTGACTATGACGAATCTAACGTAACTGCAACTGGAACTGCGAAGATAACAGGATATCGTGACATTTACAATCCGATAACTAGGATAGACTACTACCTCAATGACCAAGAAGGAACAAAGTACAAGGGTGGCTATCTGTACATACACACTGCATATCCGCACGGTTACTCAATCTATACGAAGGTGAGTGTGCTAAATGCCCCGACCAATATGGATAATGCGGGATGGATTGACTCTGTGCTTGGAAGCAAGCATAAGGTTGATGTCGTAGTTGATGACTATGTGTATGGCATCAAGTTGGATGCTGTGCATGTGCCGCTTGCTGGTAGTTCGTGGTTGCATTATGAGACTGGTTCATCCAGTTCTAGCAATCCGTTGGAAAACTCATATTCCATGGTTTCTCCTGAAGACGGCGATGTGCTGAATGTTGATGGACAGTTTTACAAGGTTGGTATCATGGATTGGGTGGAACTCTCTGGCGATACCATCGAGACTCCGTTCTATCTGTATAGCCATCAGAATATCATGGACATCAGTTCCACCAACCCCTCGAGTGCAAAGGGTGACGACAACTTGATTGAATCGATAACATTCGACGGTTACGATACGGTCACGGTCGTTGTGCATGACAGGATGGACTTGGTTCCTAAGAAGAGCTGTGTGTACATCGGGCAGGTTTATCCGCTGGAATTTGATGGCCGTTTCGTTGTAGATACGGTCGTGACACCTCGTATGTTCACTTACAAGGTTGTTCCGAACAGCATTCCAGAATCTGCTGGCCGTGCAGTCAACAACTGCAAGATGACATGTAATGAAGGAAAATGGTTCAAGTATCTTGTAAGCGAAGTGACGGTGAACCGTAAATCCGTGTATGAAATCTTCAAGTATGGCACGGCGATTGTAGATAAAATCGCTGGTAATGTCACATTGGATTACGTTGAAACTGAGATACCGCATGGTTACAAGGAAGGCACGAAGATTGTTATCTACAAGGATGACGAATACTACAATGCCGAAGTGTTGAATGTGATAAGCGAAAAGGCTTTCCGTTACAAGTTTGCCGACAAGACGCTTAGCCCAATCGACGTGCTTGGCGGATATGTGTTCAAGGGTGTGTACATCCCAGAGCAGAACCATATTGACAATGTGGAACCTCTTGGGCTATACAAGCAGTACCTGAATTGTATTGAGGGTGAGTACGACTTTGAGGAAGGCGACTTGGTGTTTGCCTACGACAATCTTAATGACGACATGCCGAAACGGTATATTGTCAAGAAGGGCCTATGGACACCTTGTTCCGAAAAGCGCATCATGAAAATCAAGAAGCTGGATGTGGATAGGTATCACAACAACGAGTGGGACGGTGCTACCGTCGATGAGATGATTGACGAGTATGTGTATCATCCATATACCTATCCAGAAGTCGAGCGTATGATGGGAGAGGATATCGACAACGGTATTTCCTCATACATTATGCCGTTCCATATAAGGAGCTACAACTTCTCCAGCCCGTATGTAGAGAACCTTGATTCGACAGAACAGCCGATGCCTCAGTTCAACTCGAAGCACGACTATGCGTCTGTTGCTCCTAGATACGACATGGACGAAAAGTTCAAGGGAATACCTGACATGAAGTATCCTCTCGTTGAAAAACTGGAACGACTCATCTATCTGCGTGATGCCAATGTAATTGACTATGACCTTATCGGTTATCTGGCAAGATTCATGGGATATGACATAACCGACGCAAAGAACGATGTCGATGCCAACCGCATGTACGCCACGAGGGAAGCCCGTGAGAAGGCTGTTAGGGAAACCGTGTCCAACCTTCCTCAGTATTACACGTTGGGTGGAACCAAACCTGGCCTTGAAATGCTGATGGAAACCTTCGGCCTTGTCGCCGAGGTCATCACGATGTGGACTGATGTTGACCGCCCGTATGATGAGCTTATCGAGGAAGACCAAGTCCGTATCCGTGAAAATTCGGATTATGAACAGGGCAAGATAAGCAAATGGGTCCCGACACCGCACGTAAAGGTAAAGTTCCGCAGCGATGCCAACTTCGACAACGGAGTTGTCGGTGATGAAAAGGTTAGCACCCTGATAAAGAACATCAAGTGTTTCAAGCCGATACAGGTTGTGTTCGACGATTTCATCAAGTACCTAGACCTCCCGCACGGGAAAATATATGTTAATAAGGTATCGTTCGTGAACACGGGAAAGAGTGACGTGAACATGAACTACAACATTGATGAAACCGAAGAAGCAGAGATGTGTGGTAGTATATGGGACAAATGAGAGAAAATTTTCTGTACGATGCCTTGGTCGTGACGAATAAGGTTGACCCCGAACTGAGGGGTGGTGTGCAGGCTAGAATCATTGGTGAAACTGACGAGATTGACGACGATGCTCAGTATTTCGTACGCCCAGACATGACCTGCCTGAATGCTGTCCCAGAAAAGGGGTATTACCTGAAAGTGTACTTCATCGACGGGGATATACGGCAGGGAAGGTATGTTGCCGTGTCCCCATCCAAGGACGGATTCTTTGATTACAACTACACTGCGAAGAACTCATATCCGAATGTCGCTGTCTACAATCTTGGCGGTGACGGCTTCATGAGGTATTACGATAGGGCGAAACAGCTGAGTACGATAGATTGTCCAAATGGTGGACATATCGTATGGGACGGTGAAAGTAAGATACTGTTTAGCAGTGACAAGGCTTACACGAATGCTGGAACAGGCGCCAACAATAACGAAGGTGTAGCTGAACATGCTGTGCTGACAGAGGCTTCAATCGACATTTTCACAGCGATGCCTGTTGGAAAGGGTGTTCTGAATCAGGGAAGCGAGTATCTCACCATTCCTCATGTGTCCGCAAAGACAATCGAAGCCTACAATAACCCGACTGCTGATAACAAGACAAGCGAACCGTCTGTAATCGTCGAGGGTGACCCGAGTGCTACCTTCCTTCCAATCCACGACGCAAATGGAAAGAAGGTTGATGAAGTCGAGTTGTCCCTGACACGCAACTACATTTCGAGATTCGACAAGAAGATTGACAAGATTATCATTGGCATAAGCGATACCAAGACGTTCCCAGAAATGATGGACGAGTTTATGAAGGAAGGTTCTCAGTCAAGTGCCCATTACCTTGTTGGACAGATAGAAGGTGACCCTGAAATCGCATCTGAATCCCCGACAGGCATCCTTAACAACTCAGGTTTCCTGCAATTCGTTCAGTTGGACCAAGATGCCTATTATGCTAGCGGTGTCGAATACAACGACGAGGCGGCAAACAAGAACGCTGTGTCCATTGTGCTGGTGGCATCCGAGAACAAGTTCTCCAAGATAGGTTCGTACTCGGCTTACCAGAAGTCTATGGTGAAGAAGCTTATTGAACACATCAGGGCTGAGGCCAAGGATGATACGATTCCAGTAATCAATGCGAGCGATTTGGATGGGCGCCCATCGCTGCCAAAGATGACTGTAACATTTGAATAAAAAAATGCCGAACAGTGTTCGGCATTTTTATCAATAGGAAATATTCATTATAGGTCATCGTCGTCGTAGTTCAATACGGACGAATCGACAATGTTACCTGCATGGTTTTTCATTAAGCTGGCACGTTTTTCTGCCATCTCTTTGGCAGTGTCTATCAAGGCTTTGTCGAGAGGTTTATTAAATGCTTCTGCCTCATCAGGTTTAACAGCAGCGGTCGGTATGACGCTGATAAAGGCATTTAGTGACTTATCTATCTCGTCTATATCGGAATCTTCTTTGAAGATTGCTGGGTCTGATTGTTTAGCAGTTTTCTGTTTGTCGAATTTACTGTTAATCTCCTCTTGGCTTGCTGGTGCTTCATTAGGGTCCATGTGGTCAACGTCTCTATCAATATCGACGAAGCCGACTCCATCCCATTTTGTGATTACGTTTGGGTCACTCTGTTCGGCTGTCATCTGGCTGTCTGATGCTGCGTGGTCAAATCTCTTCACAATGTAATCGTTGATTTTACCTGCTGCATTGGATATGGCCTTACTGTTGTTAAGCGTTGCGTCTACAAGAGCGTCTTTGAGTGTAGTATTGATTTCTGATAAAAGTTGGGCGGTCTTGTTGCCGTTATCGATTACGTTGATGACCTTATCCATGCGGTTGGCATCGTATTTTGTGTCTTTTGCAAAAGTATTTAGGGCAGTGTCAGACTTGAATTTAGTTTCGAATACAGAGAGAAGCCAATTAATAAATTCGTGAAGGTTATCTATGTTATTTGCGTTACAACATCCGTTGGCTAGTAATTTTGGTGCAAGCAGTGTATAGGCTTTTGTTAGATTTGTTCCTGCCGTAGCATTGAATGCTTCCATCGGGGTGTTGTCATTGTCGTTGTCGTCTTCATTGTCGTTATTTTCCCATTCAATAGGATAGTCGAAAGGACTTGTTTCCTCTTTGGATATGTCATCGGGCAGGTCTTCCTTTCCGAATGAGGTTGCACTAATGAGAGTAGATGCATCTGCATTGTCTTCGTCGCTGTCAAATGCGTTCCGAATGAATCCGTCTTCGCTATAGTCTTCCTCGTCATCTTCTTCTAGGGCGCTTTCGAGACACACCTTGAACAGTCGTGTCAAGGCTTCTAGTTCAGGTTTCCCTACCCCGAGCTGGGACACGGATTCAGTGAATATCTTGGTTCGGTTGGTCATGAATAATCCTCGATTAATTCTGAATATAGTTTATAATAGGCACGAAACGGTGCCTGTGACACATTATAAACTATTGATGTATTTAGAGACTATCGATATGGCAGCGAAAACACAGATAACTAATAAGGGACTTGAACTATTGGCTTCTTCATCTAAGGCAACAGGCCAGCATTGGTGGATTGGCTGGTACGCTCTGGCGTTCGTGCCTGATGAATTGCAGGACGAGACTGCTGAAAAGCTGGGCCCTAACATGACGAAGCTTACGGAAGAGGGAGATATCATCTACAACATCTTCCAAGGCGACATGAATGGCGACGGTTACCAGACTACTAAGGCAAGTGACAAGTTCAAGGCTGTAAACTACGACAGCAATATCAAGAAGAACTACCGATATGTGCTTGACGAGGACGGACGAAATAACCTCGTTACCTTCGTTGATGGAAAGAACGGCTTGAAGGGTGCATGTGTTTACCCAGGTGTCAAGGTCAATGAGTCTCGTGATGACAACAGTATTGACTATGCAAAGTCTAAGATTCCGCTTCCAGCTCCCCTGCTGTACACAGGTGTACTTGCTGCGGGAGAAGGATGGTCTACCAATGGCATGAACATCTTCCTCGGTACGGGAAATGACCGTATTGAAAACTTCTATCCAGTTGACAAGGATTCAAGTGACCTGACGATTCCAAGGGTTTCCGCAGACTTCCGTAACTACGAAGGTTACAAGAACGGTCTTCCGAAACTGGATGACGGTGAACAGGCTTATGCGGACGCTTTGACCGATATTACTAACGAAGGCGTGGACTTCGATGGTTGGTTCCCTTCTGTAAACACGTATACGCAGAACGAGGACCCGACTATGGATTACAACCAATTCTGCAGACAGTATTGGAAAGTGCTTTCCATTTCCAACTTCAACAAGTATTGTGCCCCAGTTAACGCTTCTGGCCTCTTGTATGACGAAAATACTGGTTGCCGCAACATGGCTAAGGCTACGAAGTATTTCCCGATTAGCGACTACTCTGTGACTAGCACGGCAAAGACTGACGACAACGAGTATGCTACTGGAATCAAGTTGAAAGTCCAGCTGAAACTGAATGGAAATGCTGAGGATGGTGCTTATTTCAAAGACGTTGAAATGGCTGATGAGGAGAATGTTGCAACGCTGAATCCAGAGGCAACAGAAGAAGAACATCAACTGTTCAACACCAAGCAAGTATCGTTTAAATTCAACCGAATTGGTATCTATGCTGTCCCGATGAGGCAGTACGGATGCTCTGATGACAGCGCTGAAATGAAGGCTCAGTACCAGATTGATACCGAGGCCGAACCTGTGCTGTTTGCTGTATGTGAATGGGATTCCCCTGTCACGTTGAGCGACTCTGGCGAAGGCTTGTCTGAATTCCAGTCTGATGTTTTCATCGACCTTTCTGCTGCTGTCGAGGATTCTTCTGTAATCCGTGAAAGCGCTGTGTTCTACAACCTTTACGAGGACGATGCAATCGATTGGTACAAGAACCAGTTGCTTGCAAACGCTTCTATGGCGGAAGCACTTGTCAACATGCAGATTGAAATGGGTTATCTCCGTAACCAAAAGACTGCCAAGCAGGGTTGTTGCCCGAAACAGGAAGCTATCCAGCAGAAGGACAAGGTTGTTGCTGGACTTAGGAACCTCGTAGATGCACGGGACTATAACTCCAACTCTGTAAGGAACAGGCTTGCACTGGAAGAAGGAAAACCGATTCCAGCCCTGTATTCAGATAGTATGCCCCATTTCGGAGGAATTGGATATCCTCAGACATCATCTTCTAAAACTCTCCTTGCTAGGTTTACCGAAGGTGCAGGCTCTTCACAAGACTTTTATTCTGCATTTTATGGTTATAGGCCAGACTCATCGTTGACTCCTACATACGCTAATGCGTGGTTCGATGGCAAGGAATATTTGGATATGGTTCCAAGTATCAATACCGATGGTGAAACGGATACTACACGTATTGGTAAGCTATGGGTTCGTACTAACTTGTACTATGAGATGTACACTTTCATTAAGCCGAATCCCCAAGACAGTAGCATTACGTACGACTATCCCGATGATGCCGAGACAAATAACTTTGCAAATGCCGTAGGAAAAGTAACTGACTGGGTGGGTGATGGAGTAATAGACGATTACCGTCCTTATATAACAGTAACTAAGACTGCATCTGGAATTGAGACAGATGATGACGGCGTAAAGACACCAAATTATCCTACTGAGTTGGCTTCGAGAAGTGATTTTGTCGCTGAGATTACCCGTTCGTTTGAAAACTATGAAACCCAGGTTTCGTACACGGTATATTACGTTGAGTCTGCTAGCGTCCGTAATTATACTGGATTTAAATTCAAGAGAACAGCTACGTTGAATATGCCTAAAATTCAACTGTACAAGATAGACAAATTAAACTCTTATGACAAAATCAACCAGCGGTTGGCATCAACAGGATGGAGGATTCCGACAACTGCTGACTGGAATGAAATTATTGCAAATAGCACTGGCGATAAAATCAACAAGATTCGCTCGAATGTACGATGGGCTGGTATGACTGGCGGAACGGGTGGTGTATGCCCGATTGGTGGAGCCATGACGGGTAGAGGAGGAACTACCATTCGTACGACTACCCCAGATGGTGTATCTCAGGCAGTTTATCTTGCTATTGGAGACGATGATGCTCATGTTGTCGTGTTTAACGGATTTACCTTCAGCATTATCGAAACGCCAAGTTTTGCCGATAGTGAATCTGGATTGAGCTATGTCGCCGTCCTCTGTGTTGGCGATGCGGTTAAAATCTTCGATGGAAAGGCTAAATCTAAGCTTGGCTATGATTCGTACGCTCTCATGGAAGGAAGTGTTAGTGAGGGAGACCATAATTTCAATGCGGCCAAGAACAGTATTATTTCAGAAACGGCCAATTACAATAGTATATTGAGCGGCATGAATAATATCGTCACCGATTCAGACCACAACACTGTATTGAATGGGTTTAGCAATGCGTTGTTGGGCTCGGTTCATTCCCTAGTTCTTGGTGATACTAACACGTTAAAAAAGACGAGTGTAGGAGTACCGACATGCCGCATGTTGCTCGCTGCGACCAACACGACAGTTATCGGTGGAGCAACATCGGCGATTATCGCTGAAAAGTCCACGGTAGAAAGCGCATATCACACCAGTATTTTAGGTGCATCGCTTGATATCAAGAGTATCTATTGTGCTCGTGTAGTCGGAGAGGTAACGGAAAGTAACCGAGGAATATATTACTCGGACATTATTGCGTATGGGGTGCATCACATGCCAGCCATCTGGATGTCCAGATTAACATGGACTAACGATGGTGTTTCCGAACTCCCTTCTGCATTGCAATACGATGTTGGAGCGTCATTGTTTTACTCTGATATTACGGGAAACCAATCACATTTTTGGAGTAAGAGAAATGCCCCAACTGAGAATAGTGATATTTGCCATAGCCGTGTGGCACTTACGTCGGCTGGTATCATTCATTCGTCAATCCTGTATTCTGATGTATCTGCGGATGGATATGGTTATGGCGGCAATTGCCCGTATCAGAACACATGGTTTAAGGATAACACGTTAGAGGCCTTAAATATTTGCCACAGTATAATTAAACTATTTTCATCTTCCATAGCGACAAATTATATCAATGGCTCTGCTAGTCAGAGTAACATATTATTCTCTGATATATCACTTGGATATAGCATAATGCAGATGACCTCGTCTTCGGCTACACATAGCTTTGCGTACGGTGTGATGAAACTGTCCGAATCCAGCATTGCAATGTGTGACTGTTCGTACGTTTATGAATCTGGCACGAAGCACTATCTGGAATCGGCAACGATTAAGTTTGCTACGTTGGTCGGACAGATGATATCGCTAAAGAGTTCGACGTTCAATAACCTGCATATCTATGGTTCATTGACACTCACTTCAAGCATAAATAACCAACTCATATTGGGTGGATTGGATGGTACTACTATTGGTCCACATAACAGTTCGGCCAGCAATTACATTTCGGAGTTCGGCTCCTTTATCACTGGAAACAGCAAGAACTACCCGATGATTTGGTCTTTGGGTGGCATTGGCCTGTTCATGAACAAGATGGTTCTTGGCAATAAGGACGTAAGTGGGGGTGCTCCTGCAATCAACGATGTCCTTACGGTTGTCGGAACAGAAGACAATGTTGCCACTGTCGCATGGAAGCCAGGTGGCGGTGGTGCTGGAATGTCACAGCATACTATTATTACCGACTTCGATTTGTCTGAATTGACCAACCCATTGCATCCTGACCAAAAAGAATATAACGTTGCGCCTATAACTTCTATGACAGGGTTTGGGTGGGATAAACTTACCATAGTTCGTCCCAACCAGAGTGGATTTAAGTCCGTCGCCGATGACATTGGAATAGTAGGTAGTACATGGTATGGACCATATAGTTCGGATGATAAGAGTGGGCTATTTAGGTTTGGTGAGTCCAATGTTGTCGATTGGTATAAGTGGCATTCTTTGAGTGTTCTTAATACAAAGCCTACTGAGCATGTGGTTGAATGGGTTACCAATTCACATATGTCTCTATATGTAGATTTTAACGACTTGAAACCAGGGGTTGTATACGAAGTGAACATTCATATTGTTCAATTGCCCACAGGTCCTTATTCAGTGGATACGTTGGGTACTGCTATGCAACAGGCATATCCAGACGAAGTTGTATCGAATCCGTCATATAGTGGAAGCGGTGGAAAAATCCCATCTATGAGCATCCAGTTCTATAACCCAGACAACAGTACGTGCCAGAATGTTGTATGTTTTTGGGGAAGTAATGCGGTAGTAGATAATACGTACTCGTACGGATTCTACCCGAAATTCCACAAGCACAGCAATGTTGAATCTTATCCGACTTCAACTAGGGCTCATTACAGCCTTGTTGATATAGCAGTAGCTACGATAAGGTTTGTCAAGTTGGATGGAAAAATATATGTTATGTCATACTAAGATATGATTTACAGAGTAGTTCTATCACATCATCAAACCGAGAACATCCGCAAGTTTCCTAGCGGGTGTTCTACCGTGTTTGTCTTTGATGACCCGATACAGGAAGATATCGACGAGTGTAACGCTCATGGTTGTTCCCATGTGTGTATGCCAGTAGCAGGAAACAGGGGAGCCAACAGAAATGCTGGGTTACAAAAGGTACTTTCCACGTTTAAACCGAACCCTGATGACTATGTGGAGTTCTTTGATGGAGACCGTTTCCCGACTACCTACAATCCAGACAGTGTACTGCGTCTGATGGAAAAATACGACATACACTGTATGTTGTACTCCTGCGGAAACGACGCAAGACACACTAAAATCTATGTTCCGTTGGAAGGTGCCACTATCGTTGATACGGGAACGCTGTGCAATCCGTTCTACTCCTGTGGGTTTATCATGAGGGTATCGGCTATATTGGATGTTATTGCATTCAATAATGGGGTATTCTTTGAACAACGCTTTACCACTTGGGGTAATGAAGACCAGTATCTAGGACTTGTATGCGAACACTTGAAACATAAAGTTGCCCTTACGTGTGAAACCCTGCTAAACGGCAAGGTTGGTGGTGATAGCGATTCCCATCAGGACTATCGGGAATCCTTGCAGACTTATGTGGACTTGATAAGGGAGCACAATTTCCCTATTCGTAATGAGCCTAGCAGGTGTGAAGTCGTTCATCTCGAACCGTGAATGGCGGTCAGATAGAGTAGATTGTATAAAGCGGGAAGATTTCCCGCTTTTTGTGATATATGTTTTAATGTCGTTATATAAACTATATGTGAAAATGATTCCATCATAGGGATTTTAGTATGAATATGCAGAAAATCATGCTCGAAGCGATGACAGCGAACGACAAGGCCATCATTCGTGAGGCAAACGTTGACTTTGATAGGCTGAAAAAGTGCGTGTTTCCGATGGACGGTGTTCAGAACATTGATACGCAAGTTATTAAGGATAAGGTAGCCAAGAATGAACCCATCACGTTTGAATGGGCATTGCAGGAATACTATAAAAACGACAACAAGGATTATCATCGTAAATTCTTGCAGGACCTTGCTAAGGGTCTTCTGACGGAAAAGACGGACGAAAGCATGTTCTTCTCGAAAGAGGATGCCAACTCACTGGAAAAATATCAGAGTAGGTATCCTGTGCTTTCGAAATTGACGGACGGCCCGCAAGTGTTCAAGTGGTTCAATCTGCTTATGGGCACTGAATTGGGCAAGACCGCAGTGAGCAGTACAGAAACGACGTTCGATGAACGTGGAAGGGCTAATGTCAGGCCGCTAGATAATGACAGGGCTATTCGTGATACGCAGGAAAAATACCTTGACGTGACCGAAGAACATCTGGAGACAATCTACAAGTTTGTGCGAAGGGGTGCTAGTCTTTCTAGGGATGGCTTACTGTATGCTGCATATATTGGGTACATGTTCCACATGTTCGAAAATTCCAGAAAGATTACAGGTGAAGCAACTGACGACGATACCGAGAAGGTTAAAATGCACGAGTTGCTGGACATGCCTGCACATACTATCGCAAAGACTGCGGCAGAGCGGTTGCCAGCTAGCTCTACTGGAAGCTTGACTAACAAGCATTCTTATTACAACATGCGTCAGCGTAGTTTGAGAATGATAGACCCGTTCAGAATCAATAGCTCGAACTTGTCTGAAATATATGTATATCCGCAGTTTACGATTGACGTGTTGGCATTGACCCCATCGACAGCGGATGCCTTCAGAAATGTGCTGAAAAATTGTGGGTATGATAGCATTGCGGACCGTTTGACTGACCTTGAAGGTGACGGTGACAATAAGATTCTTGACATTACCTCAAAAGAGCTTGTCGCTATATTGAAAGACCCGAATGTTATTCATGGGTGCCTTGGTGCTGGCCTTAACAATATCTTCAAGAAGTGGGGCAGTAGCTGGGTGTCTGAGACGGGTGAAAGCTCATTGGACGAGCTGCTCCTTGCAAAACCGCCAGAGAACAATTCGGATAAGCGGGAGGTACAGGTAGTCCCTGTCGCAAAGGGTGACTCATTGAGGCAAGCTAACACCGACCGTGAAATGACTGGCTATGATATGATTGCCGAGTCAAACAAGGATATGGTGATTGGCGAAGGTGATGTAGTTAAGGACCCAGATGCCGAAGTTGGTGGGGAAAGACTTAGTGATGAGAATGTCAAGGCGATAAGTAACGCTTATCAAGAGGCTTATAGTGAGCTGTTTGGCAATGCCAACGCTAAAAACTTGAAATTGAAATCTGCCATCAAGTTGAAAGACCTTATCATAAGCAAGTTGAAAGCATTGGATGCGAACAACGAGCTTACGGTCAACGTTGTTCCTAATATACAAAGACTAAAGTTCGGTAGTGCTAGGGAGTTTATTGCCAAGTTCTGGAGAGTGGTTAAAGCACTCAATCCATCGGCTCCGTCGAGAATAGTGTATGATACCTTTGATGGTAAACACCATGATATGGCTGTTACTGACGGTATTTACGATACGCTTGACAATACTAATTTTGAAAACGTCATTTCCCGTAAGGTCTCGACGAATGGTCATACCTATTTCATTTCTATTCCTCGTGGTATCGCTTTTGCTGCTATGCAGGAGAATGACGATGATACGATTGTCCGTACCGAGAACCCGAATACATATTGCATGGGTTTGGTGCGTGATGGAAAACCTATGAGGTATTCGAGTGTATCTGATTTGATGAACTCTCCGATTGGTAAATACGGTACTGCCGTAGTGAGGTATCGCAAGGTCGGTAGAGTTAAATTCGACACAGATGAAGCGAACAAATCTTATGCCAAGGTGCTGGAAGCATTGAGGAACATGAAGAAAGATAACCAGGTGTGGAACCCAGGCCCAGTGGAGGGTATGTCTGGTAGGAAGGGTGCAATTCGTGTACTCCAAACTGTGATATCCAATGAGTTCCAAGACCCGACTGAGCAACATGAAATCATTCAGCCGTTCTTGGGCGGTGTAGGCATGTCGGTTGAATCTTACGACAAGCAGAGCGGCAAATTTGCTTTCGAATCCACTTCTAGTGTAGGTGGCACTCTCATTCGCCATTTGAGCGATATGTACAACCTTGACAAAACGGTTGAGGATTACAGTGGGTGGGATGTAATCAATATCCTTAAAGTAGTTTCTCCATCTAGTAAGTGGGACCTGACCAACTGGAATTTCCGCAACGTATTGAGAGCGGACGCCGCCCTTAATGGAACGTCCTCTGAGTTTGCCGACGAAGATGACGTTGACGAGCGTCTTCGCAATCGTAGATTGGAAGGTGACGCAACACGGTTTGGCGGTGGAAAATATTCCGAGGATGCACAAACCTATCCGACGGACGATGAAGGCGAAGCAAACTTCGACGCTGAATCCAATGCCGAAGTTGGTGGTGAAGGAATTGGCAATGAGAATGCCAAGGCGATACGCAATGCGTTCGATGAAGCCTACGAGGACCTGTTTGGTGGTGCCGATGCCAGAACCCTGACGTTGGAAGATGGCCGTAGGTTGAAAGACGGTATAGTGAATAAGTTGCACGAAATGAGCGCTAACAACCTGATTTCGCTCAACATCATCCCTGCGGTACAAAGAATTGAGTATACTAGCTTTAAGGACTTTGTTAACAAGTTCTGGGCAGTGGCTGACAAGGCTGTTGCTACGGAACCTGATTTGAGTGACAACTCTATCCGAATGGAAGCTTTTACCAACGATAATGGTGTTGTTTCTGACGAATTGGAACCATCGGTCAAGAAATGCTTGTACGACGTTGTTAGAAAGGGAGCATATAACGATACCGATAAAAAGCTTATACCAGCAATGGGAAGCTTGATGATGAGGTATGCTACCAGTTCCGCTTTCGAGAACAATGGTCTCAACACCAGCTGTAATCCTGAGAACCTTGCATCGGCATTTAACCAGAACTTCGAAAAGGACTGGCAGATGAAGATGGACGCTGTGGCACAACTTCAAAATGCTGCGTCTGGCGAAGATGTAGACATGGAGCTTAATAGGTTCAAAGTGGAAGTTGCTAAACGTGATGCCGACCTGTATTCAGCTATTCAGGAAAAGATTGATAATGACCCAGATTATGTGTCTCGTGTAGCCAATCTTGTTGCACAGAACGCCAATGCGATTGTCAATGACTTGAATGGGGTGTCTCTTGATGAGGCTGCCGAAAAGGTTCCATATGTCCCGTTTGATAGGAAGGCGGCAAAATGGTTTAATGATGCTGGCAATGCCCTTATTGACTTCTGCCTGTACGGTATAGAAGATAATACAAATCAGAGCATGACAACCCTGAATAAGGCATTCGGTGCTGAGGGCATAAATGCTATGATGTACAGGCTGTACAAGTCTGTGCCAAAATCATGTCTCTCCATTGATTATGGTACTGATTCTAACGGCATTGCTCGGTTGGACACGAAGACTGTTCGTGAGTTGTGGGCGAATGAACTTCAAATGTTGGAATCGCATTACAACAAGCATGACCTGCGTGACCAGATTGCTAGTAAGGCCAATATCAATTTTGGTGACTTGGAACAGAAAATCAAAAAGACATACGAAAACGGTACGGTTGGTAAGCTGTTTGAATGCGAGCCTGGTGTTACATCTCCATTTAAGTACAATGGAGCGTCGCTTAACCTGAATGCGGTGAAGGCATACTTTGATGGCTTGATGGCTTTTGCCGACAGCTACAATGACATCGGTGCTTATTCTGGTCCTAAGGGGACTATTGAAAGGCAGGAGCGTACGCAGAATACGCTTAACAACGAGGTGCAGAAACAAAAGGTGCTTGAAAACAAGTATTTTGAGTCGCTGCATACTACATTTACTCGTGTATATAACGGATTGCAATCCAATGAACTTTCACCCAAGGATGAGATTGTTACACAAACCCTTGCTAAGGTAATGAAGCAGGTGGTGGCTAACCCGATGAACGTCCTTGTAAACAATAATGCTAGACTTATCAGTGCCTATGCTTATTATGAGGAACTAATCAAGGCTGAAAACCGCTCTGTATATCAATCTAGGAAGTCCCTCGGATTTGGCGTAGGAGTAGATGAGAATAACGAGAAAAAGCTCGGTAAACAAGGTTCGCTTACTGGACGCAATGAAGTCATCGATAAGACTGTGTCTCCTGTTGCGCTTGCTTTGGCTACGGTGCATACTGATGAACTCAGGAAACAAATGAATGCCCTTAGCAAGCAGATTGACATCGAGACCGCCGAGCAAGACTATCAGAAATATCTATCTGAAGTTGGCCAAGGAAACCGTGTTGTTAGATATGCAAATAACACGGAACTCGACGTGGCAAATATAAAGAATCTCGACGCTGATGGTAGAGCTAAGGCCATGTTGAGCAGGTTTGATAATATTAAGGACGACTATAAGTTGTTCTGCAATTACAAACTTGACGCCAACGGAACCAAGCCAGCCGATATTGCTAAAATGGTTGAATACCGCAAAAACGAATTGATAATGCTGTTGTACAAGGCGGCATGTGATATCGTGAATGCTAGGTCTAAGATGCCAAGCGACGTTAAGACGTTTATAGATAAATTGGCGGCACAAGGTGAGTACGTGAAGTACGGTTCTGCGGAAATCATCCAGCAAAATCTGATGACCAAGTTTACGAATCTCACTGCTGAATTGGAGATTGCTGATTTCAACGCTTATATGGACTTTATGGGCAAGATTAAAGCTAGTGCGGCAGCATCGAACGTGAAGACTCCTGGCGACGATGATAAGGACCCTTCAAGCAATAACGACCCGACAAAATCTGCATTGAATATTATGCGTGGCAAAGAGCAATTTGCTCAAAACCGTACGGATGAGCTTATCGATGATATTATTAGCGACAAGCCAATCGATGTGGGTGCTGCCCATAAACTCATTACGGATATGGGTAAGAAAGGTAGTCGTACGACAGGAACCGACATCACTCTGACAGGAACGTTGAACGTTATCCAGAATGATGCTGGTGGTGACATGATTATCACAACTAACGTTATATTGAATGAGAACGATAAACTTGTCATTACTGTCGGTAACGAAGTTTACCCTAGGGTTGTAAAGTCGGTTGATGCCCAGAAATATGTTGGTAAGGATAATAAACAGCATACATTATACAAGTACACGATTGCTTCTATTTATGGATTGGCTCCATCGAAGAAGGATATCCCATTCCAGAGATTCCAGTCTGCAAACAAGCTGTCTGGCTTCGATTTTGGCGGTGAAACATTGAACGCCGTTCTAGCGAAGTTGAATGGATGGCATGAACAGTATGACGGTCTTGGTAAGGGTGGAATACCAGCGGACGTTAAGCAGAAGTTGCACATCCTGAAAGCGTTGTATGAGGGATGCTCGGGTTCTCTGCTCATGAAGTCTCTCGTGTCATACTGTGTGTGGAGAGCAAGCAACTATAATGGTGATTTTGCTCCAAACAGAACCCTTCGTCGTGTGGGTGGCTACATGAGCGACCCGTTGATGAAGAAGTATTTCGATACGATAGCTCTTGACTTGGAAGAGTTGGGCCCGAATGGCATAAAGAAGGACCCTGAAAAATACGCTGAAATCCTAGACATTCTGCCTGATGACTTTATCAGCACGGCGCAGCAATTCCATTACGACCTTGTTACACCAGAAAACGTGCGCAAGGGTGGACATGAAGCGGCTGCAAACATTACCATCGCAAGCTTGGATATGGATGCCACGAACAGCCTGAAACTTATCGTGGATACATTGTCTAAGTGGTCAGGATATGTAGGTGCAGATGATGTCAAGAGATACCTCACGTTAAAGAGCAAGCCGAACCCAAATGGCAAGCCGAGCGTAGATGGAAAGATTAAGCTATCTCCCGAGGATGCAACCAAGTTGCTTGACATGATATCTCCAACAAGTGGATACAAGCCTGTCCTCGATGATATCTTGAAGGAACACAACTGGAATATCGCTAAGCCTCTTATCGAAGCGTACAAAAAAACAACCAGTACGCCGACGTTTGATGACGCTATCCAATATCTCAGAGACCATTACATGACTAAGAGGGTAGGAGGCGTTGAGGTAAAGAATAGGGATGCATTCGCTAACTATGTCAAGACGAACCTCCCGTATAACGTAAAACAAACCCTAAATATCAACTGATAATCCAGACTTATATAGTAGAGCCACCGTTATTATGACGGTGGCTCTTTTTGTATTCGGTAAACTCGATGATTTGAATCAAATGGTGTCTAGCTGCATTATAAACTATAGGTAAATTATCCGATTGTTGTACTATGTCACTAGAAAACGACGCAAATGTTGAAGAGTCTAAACCCCTCCAAAATGTTGGGCCTACCAATACTGATGCTTCTGACGACGATATCGGGGTTGGAGAGGATTTTTTGAACATGGTTTTTGGCCTTGATGGGGACGGGGACAAGACAGTTGCGATTGATGAAATGAGCGACGCAGAGGAAGCGGCGGTGTTGGAACACTTCAGTAGCGAAGAGCCTAAGGATGAAGATGTAGGTTTTATCTTTGGGCTTGATTCTAATGACGATGACGATGATGATGATGACCCTACTGCTGTTAGTGAAGTTGAAGAAAGATTGCCAGAACCAAAAGTGAAGCCAAAAGAAGAACAAAGTGCTGAACAACAGGCAGAACAAGCTGTTAAACAACAGGAAGAACAAAGTGCTGAACAACAGGCAGAACAAGCTGTTAAACAACAGGAAGAACAAAGTGCAGCGGCATTGTCAGCGGGAGGGAATCCCAACTCTGAACAGAAAGTTGAGGAAACCCCGAAGACATCAAATGAAGGGTCGGCTTCACAGAAACAAGGGGGTGGCGGCAACGGGGAACTGTCGTTGCGGAATGCTAATCCTCATAGGAAGGAACGCCCTAAGGTTAATGAAGATACTAAGCCTGAAAGGGCACAGCCCAAGGAAAAAGAGCCGTCTACCGACATTCCTCTTGCTAAGATATTGACACAGTCAATGAAGGATAGCGGTGTAAAGCCTTCCGAGGTTGTTGAGTTTCTAAATGCGGTAGACCCTGCTGCAATGAAAACTATTCAAAAGAAGTATGATTCAACGCTATGCAGTGAGGCTTGCGATTCCTTTATTCAGTTCGTAAAGGCTATCGTGGTTGCTGGAAGCCAGCGGGCCTTGGCTATCATTGTGTCTGAGATTATCTCGTACATCAAAAGGAATACCGATAAAACATTTGAAGCCATAGATATCATCTTTTATTGCAAGGAACTGTACGATAAGAGTTCTGATGGTGGTGTATTTGTTATTCAGGGCTTTGGCTACACCAAGGCGAGAGTCATGGTGGAAAATGGTTTTATCATCCAGTATTTGGGCAGTACAGGACAGTCTGGAGAATTGAAGGTTGGAAACAGCGTTGACGACAGCGTTGATGAGTTGATTAAACTGGCGGTGGCTGTTGCATGCCTGATATACGGACCGAACCTTAGTGATGTAGAAGACAAGTATCTAGTTGCATACAAGAGAATATTGGCTGACAATCCTGAAATGCTTCATGTTGTTGAAGAAGGCGACTATGAGGCATTCTACAAGATGCTGAGGACGTTATGCGGAGCAAGCACGGTTGGTGTTGACCTGCAAGATATCAACCTCAACATGGAATCGTACTCCCAAGGAGAAGCTGCCGCCCTGTATGCTGCTGTCATCGAGAAGATGGATGAACTTGCGGCAAAGTATCACAATAGTTATGACAACGAGGATGTTGAGCGTGTTGTGGACAGTATGGTGAGCCGTGGTTATCGTGCTTCGCAGACAAATGCAATCGAGCATTATTGCGAAGAGCTGATGAACCCGCAGAAACCTATTGATAGGCACGACACGGCTGACGACACCGCAGCCAAGGCTAAGGATACGATAAGTATCGACCATGGAATGAATATTGCAACTCGGGCTTACATTCCAGCAGGATATGGCCTGAGCAAGTCGCACGTCGAGATAAACAAGCCTTATACGGAAGTGTTCGGAATCCCGTTCATCAACATTCGCCATCCGATATTCAAGGCGATTGCGATGAAATACACATCGAAGTATACCAAGGCCAAGAAATCCAAGAATTCAAAGGGCAAGCTCGGCGCTATGGACAAGCTGTTGGAGAAACGCCTTAAACTGGTTGAGGTAAACGCAGATAAGGCGGAACGCCAGCTGATAAAGGAAATCAAGAATGGAAGCTTGATGTCGAAGTTCCTTGTAGGCGACAGGACTAAGGAAACTCAGGTTGGCGGAGAAGGTCTTGGCCTTATATCTTCTATCGAAAAGGGTATTCGAAGGGTGACTTCATTTGCCAGCAACCCGATGCTAATCAAGAATATCTTGAAGTTAATCAAGATGGCGTTGGATGGCGAGGAAACCCCTGTGTCAAGAAATACGCTTGTTATTGCAACGAATCCAGCAAGTGCTTACGAGAGAAACCCGATTGTTTCTAACGCAGTCAACGACCATTTTGCAAACGTAAGGGTGTACAATCCTGTTAAGCCCGAGAGGAGTGCTGCCGTATCGAAGAAGTATTTGAAGCAGTTCTACGATATCATCAATCCGTTGGAAAATGCTGACGAATACATTGCTTGCGGCGCATTCTCTGGAAACCTTCCTTATGGTGTTGGTGGACAGGGAATGTTCAAGGCCCAGTTGAAAACGATATCGGGCGGTTCTATTGACCCAAGTGCAGTATCTGATGCTGCAATAACTGCATTCCGTGAGGACATCCTTGCTCATGGCGGATATCCTTACACGTATGTTTTGGCTGACCAGTTCACTGGCGGAAACAATGAGGTGTACAAGATAGCCCGCAACAACAATTTCTTTGGAAACTTGGTGCGACTTGATGTAGACCTTGTTGCAATCCATGTGAAGAAGGCTGGCATGGATGGAATTTTCATCATGGAGAACCATGATGCGGAAGTGCTTTTTAGCTAGGTGGAATGTATGAACGAGAAGAAAATCTTTTTGGAAGCGGTAGGCAATCTTGGTCTAAGCAGGCGCCAGTACAATAGCGTTTCTCGTCTGTATGACGCATGCTTCGAGGCGACCATGAAGGACCTTTCGGGGCCTGCCGACAATCTCCGTAAATACAGGAGCAAGACGCTCACTTTCCATTTTAACGACCTGACTATGAACAAGGATAGCGGTCAGGCTGTTGTCCACTTTGTCGTACCTTCGGCAACCGAGGACAAGAACTATGATGTCTATATCGAGTTCATACCCAAGAAAGGAACTTTGTTCAGCATGGCACAGGGTCCTATGACTCCTGCCGCAAAGATTGGCTTGTTGCGTTCATGTGATGTGAAGGTGTTCTGTACATGCCCAGACTTCAACTGGTCTGGCATGAAGTACAATCTTAAACACGTTTACGACAGCTATCTGGCTGGATATGAGTCGGTTGAAGGTGTACCGTCTGGCGGTGAGGACATCCCGCCTAATGTAAGGGACCCACATCACAAGAATAGGGTATGCAAGCATCTTCTTGCTGCGTTCAATGCTGTGATGACGAACTGGATGAGTATTATCAAGGCTGCAAAGCAGTATAAAGTACCAGCGGTGACGCCAAATCCAGTCGAGGAAGAACCTGTTGAGGAAACCCCGACAGAAACTCCGATGGAACAACCTGCAGAAAATCCAGTTCCCGAAGAAGATATCTCACAGAACAATAACGGAATTTAGTCGAAAAAACGTATTTTAGTATATGAGGCCAGCATCACGAGATGGTGGCCAGACGTTCTCCGTTATAAACTATATACGAATGTAATGATTATTGTGGGTTTCGGTGATGCCAATACCAGGACTTAAAGACAATGACGCTCGCTCGCTGATAAGCTATCTGCTTAATGGCGACTCCACCAATGTGGAGAAGCTCGTCAATGCCTATATGGAATCTGCGTATAGCATCTGTACGAAAGAGAAAACCAAGATAGTCATGGAAAGTATTAACTCACCCAAGAAGGCGTGAGTAGGGGAAGCGTCATGGGAAAGGTACGGGAAATTATTGGCGTTCCGAATTTTGACGACAGCAAGGTGACTGTTGCGGAACGCACCGACGTGTTTGGTAATAAGGTGAAAAGACTCATTCTGGAAGGCACAGCTATTGTTTGTGACGAGCCAGGTATTAATGGTCGTTCATATCCTAGGGCAATCATCGCAAGGGAAGTTGAAAAGCTGAACAGGACGAAGATTCGCCTTGGACGACTCGCTGCGGAGTTGAACCACCCTCGTGTAGACATTGAGGGAAACCCGAAGGATTACCCAATTTTTGAAATGAATCTGTGGAAGACTTGTGCTGTTATCGAAGAACTCCGTATGGAGGGAAAAAATCTTTATTGCCGCATGGTTGTCGCCGAAGATACTGACGCTGGTAGAAACCTTGCTGGTCTAATCAAGGCTGGCTACACCCCAGGTTACTCTTTGCGTGGTGCTGGTGACACAATCAAGCTTCCCACTGGTTATGAAGAAATCGACCCTGATTATACTTTGATTACTGTTGACGTTGTTGGAAACCCGAGCTTCGACAACAAGGCGCTTATCACGAGCCACTTTGAAAGCGACGCTGGAAAGAGAAAGTCCCACAAGATTCTTACCGAGTGCATTGAGCGTTACGGCAAGGAAATTGTACTTAATCGTAACATGGATTTCCGCACTGACAGGTTTCACGTTTATAACAAGGATGCACTGCTTAACTATTTGCGTACAAGGTGAGATATATGCAACTGTCAGATTTTTTAACACAAGAAGAACTAGGTAGTATCGCCCCTGATATTGTAACAAAGATTGAATCGAATTGCAATAAGGCGATAGCTGACTACGAGGCTAGGGGCGACCGCCAGTTCAAGTCCTTGGTCGAGGCCGTATCTGGGCAATGGGATGCGTTGGTTAAACCTGCTGTTCAGAAGAAAGTGGACAGCATGGGCGAGAACGCCGTCAAGGGCAAGCTCTTCGAGGCTTTGCAAAAGATTGTAAATGTCCTTGAAGAATGCCAGATAGAAACTACGCAGGAAAGGGAAGCCAAGAAAACGGTTGCCCAGCTGAAGACGGAACTCCAAGAAAAGGTGGTTGAGTACAAGCGTGCTATGAAGCAGCTTATGTACGCCAAGATTACCGACAAGGTTCTCCGTGAAACCAACGGTTATCGTCCAGAGATTCAGCAAAGGGCAGTCGAATACTTCACCGACCCGAATAGGGACATTTCCCTTGACGACCTGAAACGAGAAGACATATTTAACTATATCAACGGTATTGATTCCAACTCTATTACGAGCAGAGAATTTAGCGGTATCGGAGAAATCAAGGCCCCGAACCAAGTTGATATGAATGAACTTAACGAGATAGCGGACAGCCTGATGAACGACGATATCGCCGAGAACGGTCTGGACAACTATCGCAAGAACAACCTCAAAGTGAACGAGGTAAGATATCCCGCTGGTGGAAACGCCGCTGTCGGCAAAAAGGTACGCCCCGCACCCAAACTGGCCTCCGTAGGCTTCGGCAGCAAGAATGCTGCATTTGAAGCCCTTGGGCAGGGACTATCTAAGAACAAGGTGTATAACAGCCCTGATGTGACCAAGGAAATGCTGTCCCAGCCCACTTCGCTGGAAGGCGGTGTTGCCGATGATGATGTCAGGCAGGCACTGAACGCAGGAATGAACGTGTTCATCTAACCAGTTTCCACTGTACACCAAACGAATGGGGGTTCCTATCTCACGGGGGACCCCCATTCAAATATTGTATTTTATATCAAGATGAAACCGATACACGACGAGCTTTGGAAACTACCGCAAGACACGCTTGCTCTTGCATCCGATTATGACATCTCCCCCGTTGTCAACGACGAGGAGATTGCAAGCATGGATTTCTTGAAGGAGGAATCCTCTGGAAAGGTTAACTATGACGAAATAAAGTACGAGATTCCGACTGATACGAAACAGTTGCTCCAATCCAATGTGGAGTACGGTCTGTATGAGCTTTCCGAGGCGGACCGTGTGTTGAAGGACAACGTAAAGTATATCAGCCTGAAATACATCTGCCGCAACCTGAACCGTACCGTGGAATGGGTATATGACAGGGATATCCTGCACAACCTGTTCTACATTCTCGACAGCAACGGCGACCGTCTGTATCGTGAACCAGAGGTGGTGGAACGGTGCAAGCTCCTGTCTATCGAGTTCAGGAGGAAAGACCTTCCGTTTTCCACGTTTGGACGAATGGAAGCTGCAGAATACCTTGGG